GCATCTGTTGAAATTGTATTTGCAAAACCTTCACCGGCAGAGATGAACGTGGTTGCATAGTTAATATTGACTTCTGTTACCAGGACTTCATTATCAAAGAAAGTCTCAGTTGCAGCATCTGTACTTGCAGAATCAAAATATGTAACATATAATGTATAATTTCCCCTATCCGACTCTTTATTTGTAATATATTTAATAACTTTTGCGGTTACACCAGAATCTCTACCACTAATCTTCTGTCCAATCAACTGATCAAGATATAATGCAACAGGAATTCCAAGAAATTCTTCCTGAATCTGGATAGCGTAAAATGTTGAGTTGTAAGTGACGTTACCAGGAATTACCTGAGCACCTTCTTTAAACAGGTGATTACCTACATCTTCAACTTGATTCTGAAGAACAGATTGAAGATTATTGAGTTCTCTCGCCTGAACGGGATATCCAGGTTTGAACAATACCTTATAATAGTTACTCTGAGGATCGAAATCATCAAAATAAGGAGCAACGTTGAGATTAGTTTCCTGTGGCATAATTCTTTAGAACTGCAAGATAATCTTTACATCTTCTTTCTGTGAGGAAGACCTTGTTACGGAAGGTCTATTGTCAAGGAAAATAATGTTTCCAGAGTATTTCTGAGACTCTGGTAGTGAAACACCATTAGTGAAGGTTTGACCAAGATAGTATGTACGACTATTTAGAACGGTTGAGACGCCGGTAAAAACAGTGTCAATACCTAAATTAGAACTTCCTCCAACAATTGTAAAACTACCACCAGTAGTAGTATTGCTGGTAAATCTGTTCATATTAAATCCATATGTTGGATCAGGATTTAATGAACCATTGGTACTAAAACCGGCAGTTGACTTATCCTGCCAGTACTTCAGAACACCAGTAACTTGATCATATGAAACAACTCTACCAACAGCAGTTGATCCAAGACCAACTGTTTGAGTGATGTATGCATCCTGAGTAAATGTCACTGAACTATAACCAGCACCAGTCAATCTAAGGGCATAAACTGCACTAGCCTTATCAAGTGTAAGATTTGAACTCGAACCCTGTGCATATGGATTTTCTACAAGTCCTACAGACGCAAACTGGTTACCAGTGATAAAATCTGGATTTTCAGTATCATTTTCAAATCTAGAATATGTCAGAACGTTATATGCACCTAGTTCTCTATAGATATCAGCACCATGACCACCTTGTGGTGGGACAATTACATTAAAAATTGGTAAAGTTGTACCAGTAGGAACTCCACCAGATTCCCAATCAACAGAACCAAAGGTATATCCAGAACCTCCTTTGGAAATATTAATACTTTCCACTTTAGAGTCATTGTTGATAACAATGGTTGCTTCTGCACCATTACCATCGCCCTTAATAGGGACTCTAGTATATGTTCTATTGGCAGTACCAATACCAACACCACGGTTTCTGATTGTGACGACCTTTAATTGACCACTGTTTGCAGCATTATCTCTTATCGGAGAATCTTTAGTGTTTGTATACCAATCATTAGGAACAGGAATATAGTTAGTCGAATCAAACTTAATTGCCTGACTTGGACTGATGGTATAAAGATATTTCCAAATGTACCCATCACCACTACTACCCGCCTCTCTTGGTTCTAGATCAGTGAATGTTGGTTCGTCTAGAGAAGGACTACCAACAAAGTTGTTTTCAGGGTCAGCACCATTATAGAGACAAACATAAACTCTATAATCACTATTCATCACATAGTAGTTTGCAGAATATAAGTCAAACGAACCCGAAGGTTGTGAAGGATTATTTCTACTAATATCATGACGGTACATGTCATAGGTAGTACCCGATGTCCAAGTTACTTTCCTAATAACTTGACTTACATCACTTGCATTTATTTTTTTCAACGCAAGCATTGAATCCCATGTGTTACTATAGGTTTCAAAACTATCAATCGGAGTGGGAGGATTGGAATCCCAGTTCGATTGATAGTCCGGTGCATTAGGAATACCAATGAATGTATAATAAGAATTTGAGCTGGACTGGATGCCGGCAACAAAATTCTTAGCATTCAATATTCTAAGTTGATCAGTAATTATTGCTGCCATTTTGTTAGGACTTTTTGTTATTTAGTTAGTTAAATGTGATCTGTTTCTTTCAACAGTAGGTCAACCCTTAACTGATATAATGTCACTCGAATCCATTATACGATTATTTAGACATATCTGTCTGATTTTAGGGGAACAGTTCTAGTAACAAGACCAGAAGTTGATATTCCAGCATATCCATTCAGTGTATATGCAGTAAATGTTCTAATTCCCACTCTCTTATCAACGTCAAAAAGAATTTTGCCCCAACTGTATTGTCCTGTAACAGTTGATCCGTAACTGATATTACCAATAGGACCAACATTTGTTGCAATTCTTCTGACAGCTGTAACACCATAACCAGCAACGGTAATCATCTCTGTCGAAACTGCCGCAACCTGATAGACTGCGTCAGAGTAAGTAATGGCAGTTCCAACAACATTGGACGTGGTGTCCTGTGTATTAAATGATCCACCAACGTCAATATTAGTATCAAATATAGTTAAATAGTCACCAACATCAATTGTACTGACTGTAATTCCAGTTCCAATCAAATATCCATCCCTCATAAATGAATCTTCTGGAATAAAGAGGTCAAATATGTATTTGTTTTGTGAACCAACCTTTGTAGTATTGAAACCAACAATAGTTCCATAATCTCCAATATAAGAATCAATAGGAATTGATTCATTAGTAACTTCTGGTGTTTCAATAAGAACAGTTGGTGGGTTGGAAGATGTATAACCTGTTCCAGGGTTTACAACTGTTATTGTATTGACTGATCCACCATTAATGGTTGCAGTTACAGATGCCCTCTGTGTCAATCCAATTCCTATAGGTGTAGAAATGGTGATCTGTGGTACAAATGTATAACCAATTCCAGGATTAGTAATGTTGACAGAAGTAATTGTTCCTGCGGAAGAAACAATCGCTGCAGCAGAAGCAGAAACCAGTGTATTCTGAGACACGATAGTGATGTTATTCTGGAAGGATCTTCCAGACGTTTCGTTTTCTGCACCATAAAGAGGTCTTACTGAATCAACGTATGCAACAGTTGATGCAAAACCTACAGGTTGAATCAAGTAGGATGAGGGGTAGATCAGAGGTTCATAATGAGTTCTATCCTTACCAACAACCTCACCATCAATAATCTTATCGGTAAGTTGTTTGCACCAGGTAACAGGTCTCAGGAGATCTGCATCGGTTGTAATACCAGGTCCACCATAGGGATTAGTGAATACAGTATCAATAGTGGTAATATTAGTAACTACTCTTGGGTCCTCATCAAGACTAATACCCTGATCAAGTTCAGGGTTATTGTCAATGTCAAGACTATCACCGACTTTGACAGTTTCCAAAATGTCAACGAATTCAACATCGATATCAGTAGTTCCTTTGTAAAACAGAATCTTAGATGTATCACCCGTCTTAGGTTTCTCAGTAAATCGAATAATACTACCACCATCGAAGGTATATCCAGTTCCAGGAACTTGCAATACATCGTTGATGAAGACAATCAAAGTTTGTTCAACATCAACAAGAGAACCTTTTGCGGCAACAATTGTGAATGGGTCTCCATCACGTTTTATTTGGAAGTTATTCTTTTGACCATCAAATTCATTATCAAAACTATCAAGAACTTCTATCTCACCAACAGACCAAGAGTTGAACTTATCACTATAAACTTCATCGATCAAAAGTTGGAAGTTTTCAAATGTTACACTTGGATCAGTGGGAATACCAGTAGTTCCACCAGATTCAATTGTAAGTCTTTCACCGTTACCATAACCAAATCCAAAATTTCTAAGTGTGAAACCAATAATACTAGAACCTTGTCCGACTAAAATATCAACTGTTGCACCCTGACCAGAACCAACATAACCTGATGAATAACTCAGAGGGATATTGTCATAACTCAGTGGATCATCAAATACCAAGTCTGGAAGATTTGTTCCAGTATATCCAATACCTGGATTTGTAATGGCAACACTTACAATATGACCACCACTGACCGCGGCAGTTCCAATAAATTCAATGTTAGGAATACCTGAACTATAAGTCTGAACACCAACATTAACAACAGTCTGAATACCAGATCTGTAACCAGAACCAGAATTAGCAATACTGACATTAGTAATTGTTCCAGCAGCAGAAACAGTTACGGTTCCACCAGCAGATACAAGGGGTTGATAACCAAATCCGTTGGAAGAACCAACAGAAACCATCAAACCACCGATTGGATAATCACCATTGTTTGGATCGTAACCAGTTGGTAGTCCATCGTTACCAGTGAATATGATATTGGTAGTACCACCACTCTCAATCATTCTATAGTCACCAACTTGAAGTGAAGGTACTTGAATACCCGTAGGTTGTTGCAAGATACCGTTAATAACAACAAATGAATTTTCTATTGCAACATCAGAACCATCAACCTTCACACTAAATTCACTTCTAATACCAGTGAAATTATTAGAAATATTATCAAAGATATAATTCTCATTGTATGTCTCATTGATCGTATCAGGAACACCAGATCTCATGAACGATCTTCCTTGGAAAGATGATCTACCGGTAATACCTTCCCAATCAACTTCGTCAGGATTTTCGGCTGTAGTGACACCAACTGGTTCTGGACCTTTAGGTGCAGATGCAAAGTTCAGAGTGTTTCCAATAATATTATACTCACCACTTAGTTTTTCGACCAGATCACCAGTAGAGTGTGATTTTCTTAAGGTTCCCAATCTTCCTCTAAGAACATTGATTGATGTTGTATTGCCAACTCCAACAGATCTGACAGTAACAATCTCATCACCAATACGAAGTTCATCACCAGTAAAGATTGAAGTGATACCTGTCAGTAAGATGTCCTCTTGGAATACAACATCCTGTGCGAGAGTTGTTGTAATACCAAAAGAAACAATCGGTGATTGGATAATATTATCAACTGCAAGGAGAACCTTCTGATTCTGTTTTGTTGATGTAATAGTATGTCCTACACCAATACCAGTAGATCCGATACTGAGAATAACTGGTTGAGATTTCAAAGCGTTTTCACTAGTAGTAGCAAACTTAAGATCTTTATTATTTGGACTAACAACATATAAAGATGTTGGTAATTTATCAGTAAGACCAATACCAGGAACTATTGTTGCAGCAATACCAATTGCTGCAGTCGTGCCGGCACCAGGAGAATTATAAACAACTTCCTCACCAGTTACAAAGAAGTGATTTGGAATGGTTATACTATTATTTGTTGTTGAAACAATCCCAGGATCACTACCATCAAATGTTCGTGAAAAGATTCGATCACCCTTATGCTTCAGATCAAATGCTGTTACAAGATCAAGCAAAGTTCCTATGTAAGTTCCTTCATCACCCTTAATACGCAAATTATTCAAATTGATAAGATCTGGTCTATCATTATCAGTAGCAGGTTCCATTCCAATAGTGAATACTCTTACCTGAACATTGATACTTGGATTAGGTGTATACACGAGATTAAGTTTATCACCACTCGTATCAATACCAACTTGACCTAGAGAGCCACCACTTCTAACGTTTGCATATTCAACAAACTCAGATGGAGTAGTAACAGATTGAAGTGTGACAACTTCGAATGATTCATATTCGTTATTAGTAGTATCTTCAACAGTAACAATATGATAACCAGCTTCTACTGCTCCAGAATAACTAGCAATTGTATTTGCACCTGGATTGAGGTCCGAAGGAATTGAAGTAAATTTGGAATCTAGTTTTGCACTGTTGAGATAAACTGTTCCCGCAACACCAGTATTGTCAGAGGTGGCAATAATAGACGTATTGACGGTAAGTCCAACCCCAACACTTGGGATTAGATCAACATCAATATTACTTCCATCAACATAAACATTGAAAGTACCAAATCCAGTTATATTGGTAGAAATGTTACCGTACTCCAAGAAATATACATCAGTTCCATCGTGAACTAGATTCAGTTCATCTACAGAGTAGTTATCACTGGGGTCATTAATTTGTACAAGTAACTTAGCGGATCTGTAAGTATTTGGAATTGAAGCAATTGTTGTAGTTGTACTAACAGAAACATTGACATTACTACTATCAACTTGAACAATATCACCGAATGAAGTTGTACCTATACCACTAATATTATTAAGTATATTAAATGATAATGTATTGATATCGTAAGAATTATATGCAAACTTGACTGGATAGAATCTTAGTGACCACTGATCCTGGTTAGGATCAGACTGATCCTGACCACTCATAAGAAAGTCAAATGAACCCAGATCATTTTCAGAATCAAGGTTGGCATATTCTGAAATATACGATGTAGTATTAGCATTAGTA